GCTCAAAAGTCTCTTAAAGAAGGGGCACTAAAAACTACTACACAACAACAAATAAACACTGCATCTAAAAAAGAAGGATTAACACCAGAACAAACTAAAGCAGTATCAGGGTCTTCTAATACAGCAACTTCAACAAAAATAGGAGACCCAATAACAAATGAAAATCGAAACTTTTTTGAGGAAGAAAGAAAAAATATAAAATCAAGAGACGATTATGGAAAAAACAAACCCATTGTTTATCCAGAGGGTTTAAATCTAAATTATCAAGATTGTATAAAATTTTCAATTGTCAAATATCAACAATCGGGTCTCAAAGGGTTTGGACCAGGAAATCAAGATTTAAGAAGAGTAACAGTTGATGGGGGAAGACCAGAATTTAAAAATAAAGAAAGAAAGATATTAGGCACAATAGTATTACCAATACCAGGAGGAATATCTGATAGTAATAGAGTAAATTGGTCCGGAATGGATTTACCAGATCTTCAAGGGGCACTTGCAGGTTTGATGAGAACTGGAATAATGGGGGAAGATATGGCTAAAGACTTTGAGAAGCAAGCAGAAGCAATCTCTACTCCAGGCAGTGGAGCACGGACCGCAATAGTTTCAAAACTTATTGAAAGTGCAATTGGTCAAGGTGGTATAATGCAGAGAGAATTTGGTGCGATAATCAATCCAAACTTAGAATTACTTTTTAATTCTCCAGATCTTCGTCAATTTTCTTTTAATTTTAAATTATCACCACGTTCAAAAACTGAAGCAGAAATAGTTAGAAAAATTATTAGAACATTTAAACAAGCAATGTCAGTAAAAAGATCTGCTTCTTCATTTTTATTACAAACACCACATACTTTTGCAATTTCTTACATTTTTAAGAAAGAAAATCACCCATACTTAAATAAATTTAAAGAGTGTGCATTAACAAGTTGTAATGTAAATTACACTCCAGAAGCAACATATATGTCTTTTGAAGATGGAGCAATGGCTTCATATCAACTTGATTTAACTTTCCAAGAACTTGAGCCAATTTATGATGATGATTATACAGATCTTGATGGAAATAGAGACACTCAAATAGGTTACTAAAATGCCAAGTTACTTCCGACAAGTTCCAAACTTTGAATATGTTAGCAGACTTCCAGATGCTAAAATTGGAGACTATGCTCCTCTTAAAAATCTATTCAAGAAAGGAAAATTAAGAGAAGACATTTTTCAAAACTTAGCATTCTTCACCAAGTATCAGATCAAAGGTAATGATCGTCCAGATAATGTAGCATATGAAGTTTATCAAGACTCCAGTTTAGATTGGGTGATTCTTTTATGCAACAATATCGTGAATATTCAAACAGAATGGCCATTACCTCAACAACAATTTGATGATTTGATGCTATCCAAATACGGAGATTATGAAACTCTATATGGAGGTATTCATCATTATGAGACAAGAGAAGTTAAAAATAGTCAAGATGTAATTATTGTTCCTGCAGGACTTCAAGTGCCACCAACACATTCAGTAAGTTTTTATGATTATTTTATTGATCAACAAGTTGATAGTGGAAATATAGCAGTTCCAGTCACAAACTATGAATATGAAGAAAAACTAGAAAACGATAAAAGAAATATTTTTGTTTTAAAATCCCAATACTTAAATGTTGTTTTGAATGATATGGACGAAATTATGTCCTATAAAAAAGGGTCCTCACAGTATGTTAGTGAGGACCTTAAGAAAGGAGATAATATTAAACTTTACTCCTAATCATTCATCAGCAAGACGAGAGAAGTATGCAAGAGCATCATCTTCATCGTCATCAACTTCTTTGGTGACTACTGGAAGTGAAGGGGACTTAGAACGAGCATAGGACTCTTCAAGTTCCTTTACAACAGCACTCTCAACATTGTTCTCAGAGTAATCATCATACTCAGTTTCTTCTTCAACAGAAGAACGAGAAGAACCTTTCTGACCGAGAACATACTTCAAACGCTTTTCAAGTTCTTCATAAGACTTGAATTGATCGGGAGCAGTCACAGCAGCAAGAGAATACTCTTTCTTCCAGATTGCTTCCAGAGCATCATCATCGTCCAGCAGAGGTTCTACAGAACCAAACTCAGACTTGTCGTAGTTCCAATAACCATCCTTCTTCACAATCTTCAGTTTGAAGTTTGCACCTTGCCAGAAGTCAAAGGGATTGATAGGAGTCTCATCTTCAAACTCAGGTTGCATTGCTTCCATAACCTTGTCAAAGATTTTCTTACCATACTTGAAGAGGAAGACTTTACCTTCATTCTGAGGATTGGTAGGATCCTTTACGACATAGATGTTAGAATAGTAGGAAAGTTTACGCTTTTGCTTACGAACAGTTTCTTTGTTTGCTTCAGTTCCACTGTTCCAGAGTTCACGATTATGTTCTCCAAGGGGATCTTTCTGACCGATTGTAGTCAGACTATTCTCAATGTACCAACCACCAGGACCTTGGAATGCGTGAGAATACATTTTTGCCCAGGGAAGTTCTTCACCTTCAGGAGCAGGAAGAAAACGAATCACGGCAAAACCGTTACCAGTTTTATCCACTTCGGGTTTCCAGAGACGTTCATCAGTGCCACCAGAAGTTGTACTCATCTTCTCTACTTCTTTTACTAGTTTCTGTGTAAGAGAACCCAGAGAAGATTGTTTCTTAAGATCTTTAAAAGACATTAGATTACCTCGTATTTGTACAGATTTGGCTTTTGTGTACTTCGTTATTCTACAGGTCGGAACCTGTTTTGTCAATTTGCTGTTTCATCACTTCAAGCATTTTAGACATATTATTCAAAATGATATTCATATCAACATTTTGGGGGAGTCCCATCATTGTTGCAGATTGCGTAATGCGTTCTTTCATTTCAACTGCTTCAGGATCATCAGATAAACTTAATCTAGTATAAAGAACTTTCTGTTTTTCAAGAAGTTTTTCAAGAACTTTGACGTGATTAAGTTTTTCTTCCTTCGTCATTGTAGAAAACTTAAAGACATTGCGATAAACGTCTTCTTGTAATTCACCAATTTCTGCCATCTCAGCACGAACAACTTCAGATTTAAAGAAACTCATTTATCCCCCAAAATAATTTCTTTTAAAATATGTTTATAACGCTGTACATCTATATGTAGGAAAGGAGAATATTTTTTCATCTTCATACTTACAGATTCCCACACAGGATCTTTAAGTTTTTTATCAAAGTTTTTCCCGAACAGGAATATTCTATCATAAATGACTAGTGTTTCAAGACTAATGTTCCCGTTCAGGAAATTTTTGAGAACTGGAGGATGACCCTTGGAACACACAAAAACTTCATCTACTTTTTTATCTTCAAACAAATTTTGAGTTTCTTGTTTAAAGACATAGGAAAGTGATTGATTTTTCTTTTTCCAGTCTTCATATCTCCTATCACCTTCTCGGATCATTTCACCAATCCAAAGTTTGCTTGGATCAGTACAGGTGATAAAATTTGATACAAAAAATTCTACGACTTCTTGATCTGTTTTTTGTCGTGCTACTTTTTCAAACCAAAAACGATCTTTGCGTTTGTAAAAAGATTGAACAGTTGCACGACTTTTACCACAATACTTAAAGTAGTCATAACTATCTTTTGTAAAGTGATTCTTTAACGCAAGATATTCACGATATGCATCAAACGGCATCATTCAAAATACTAATTTAGCACGGGAAGTTTTTTTGAGAAAGTTAAGTTCCATTGCCTCATACTTAATTTTCTCTTTCAGTGGTTTAGAGATCAATTTAGGAATGGATTCTACATCAATACTATTCTTTTCACAGAAATGAATAATTGCATCAATATAATTCATATCCTCATTTGTATGCACAAGAGTTTCGATTTCTTGAGCAAATTTTGATGGACAAAAGAACTTACTCTCTAATGCTTTTTCTAATTCATTTTCCATCTGACCCAGTATTGTGATGTACAAATTCTTTGATATATCGGACTAGTAACTTAATATAATCCCCTTTGTTCCTTTTGTCAAATACTTTGACTTCACCACCAGGAGTGACCATCAAAGTAATTAATTTTTTAATTGGAATTTCTGTCATTTCATAATATGAAGCAGCATAAAACATTTCTTGAACGAAATAGTTTTCAATCCACTCTTCTGGTTTAATTTTGTCTGAAGTTTTAAAGTCAATTACCGCAAGTTCTCCTTCATATTCAGCAATACAATCGACTCGTCCTGCAAGCCCATAGTACTGTGAATATAAAGTTCTTTCAATTGCGTGTATGTTATTTATCTTATCAAGTTCTGGTTTGAGATGATAAAACATAAACTTTGTTAGGGGTTGATAATCATCCCAGTTCAGTTCTTTGTTTTCAAGATAGTCCTGACAAACTTGGTGAAAATCAGTCCCTCGTGCTGTTGCTCTTTTAGTAATACGATTTGCTTCTTCAAGACCAACACGTTCTCTCCACTTCACAAAAATCTGTCTATTGTAGAAAGACGTTACAGAAGTGATAGAAGGCACCCACTGACCATCAGGAAGATGATACAGACGGATGCCGTTTTGTTCTTTCTTTTCTAATTCAAGATCACCTAAAAAATTATGATGAATAAAACTCATACACCTACTTCCATTTTTGCAAGAATATATTCTTTGACTAATCCAGAACGAACAATGTCTTCTACACTAAACTCAATGACATCAATAGAAGGCATTATACGAAGAACCTTCATAAAATCAACAATCCCATTCTTTTCATTTGTTCGTATCAAATCAGATTGTGTTGCATCACCACAGAACATAATTTTAGAATTTTCACCAACACGAGTGATGATAGAATCTAATTCGTGAAAATTAAGATTTTGAAATTCATCTACAATAATAATTGAATTATCCAAAGTAGTTCCACGAATAAACGATGTACTCCAAAAACTAATTGTTCCTTGAGTTTTGAGATTACCATAGAGCATTTCAAAACTAGCATCATCTGGCATTTCAAACATATACTTCACCATATTCTTATAAGGAATTTGATAAAGTGAAGACTTATCTTCGTGATCTCCAGGAAGGAAACCAATTTCTCTTGTGGCAACTAGTGAACGAACAATGTAAATTTTTTCATATGGAGATTTTTCATCAAGAACATCTTTTAGTGCATTATAGAGTGCAATAAAAGTCTTACCTGTACCTGCACATCCATAAGCAACAATGTTTTTATCCAATCGGTAAGATCTAAAAAATTCTTCTTGATTATCAGTGAGAGGTTCAATATCTCTCATCAAATCCACACTAATTGGTTTTTTCCTTTTCATTTGCTTATTGCTCATTCCAAAAGGAACTGGTGTTGCTGGTTGATTTCTTTTTCTTGACATTTACTTTCTAGATTGGTTTTACTTTGGACCCAGGAGCTTTTGATGCTTTGTGTAAAATATCGTTCCATCCAGGATGAGATTTTTTAAGTCTGTCATACACCTCTCCAACTTCACCAGATGAAGGGCAAGTTGAAGGATCAGACCAATCTCTATCCCAATCAGAGTTGTCTTTCTTCCATTGTTCCCAATCGTGAACACTCATTGTCACATCTTTTTGTTCACCAGTAACTTTATTATAAACAGGGTATGTTGCCATATGTTATCAATTACAACAAAAATATTTATTCAATAGTGATGGATGGGGCATCCACACACTCAGCACATCCTTCACGAGTCCAACCAAGTGCCTCAGATACTGCAGGAAATTGGCAGGTAAAGATGCAACGAATCAGTTCTGCAATCTCCATATGTTCTTTCTGTGTTCCGTGTGCTGAA